AGAAACTCTGGTTTCATGTAAGGTTGATTATTACTTCTTTTAATAGAATCAGCTACGAACTTTATGCATTTCCCAACTTTGTTATGTACTTCAGGGTGCTTTCTGTTTACCCTGCTATAGCTTAACCCAAGCGCCACTGGAGTTGTAAAAGTATATTCCTTCTCCGCTTCCCGGATTCCAGCCAGTTCCATCTGCATACCTTATGTTTCCTTGTTGAGATTGTGTAGGCTCTACTGTTGTTACATCTAAGTGACCGTCGCGTACCAAATCTAGCACAGGTCGTATCTCCATGAGCATATTATCTATGAACCTAGGAATGTCGTCTATGTCCGTAGGACACAACGTAGGATCAAAACGAAGGAACTCTCTACTCATCGGTCGGACACCACTTCTGATTCAATAGTGTATCCAGACAGCCTGAACTGTGTAACAGCTTCGCTTTCTATCTTGATAGCCATAAACCTACCACGCACTCTACAATCTACCTTACTGTCTACACCAATGGTAAAAGGCACAGAAGGGCTATACGTAACACCAGCATAGGGGTACAGCTCAGCTCCTATACTAATGTTGACAACACCAGTGCCTTCTATGCGGGGGAAAATCCTGCTTATGGCTTTAACAGCGTCTGTACGCCCCGCGTGTAAGCCTCTGCGTTCAAGCGTAGTCAGGAAGTTAGTACCGTCAAAGGTAGTACCAGAGTCTGCCAAGTAGAATTTAGTAACAGCTGTCCCACACATTAGCAGAGAGTCAATAGCAGGATTGTATTCTTGTTGCGCCCAAGCTTGAGTGCTACCTTCCCATACACCAGTAGCAGCTCCCCAAGTGTTTGCTTGATCAGGGTCTACCAAACCTTTTGTTGCAAAGTTTAAATTAGGCAAGTCTCGCGTAGTCCACGTATCGTCTCTGTAGTTCCAGATCAAAGCTGTATTAGCAAAACCGTTAGGTGCTCCAGTTCTGGGGTAGCATATCCAGACTTCATTCTTAATCTTGTTATGCGCTAAGAATGTTTTATAGAAATACGTAGAATCAATTTCACTGAACAGGAACGTTTTCATATGGTCGTCTATGACGCTTTTCAATGTGTTACCATTGTGGATCAGTACGTCATTGGTAGCCATCATAACATGGCGACCATCGCCTAGGTCTACCACAGCGTCTCTGCTGAACAAGCCAGTATCTTTAAACTTCTCACGGATGTTAAAAGTAAACGATCCACCGACGTAGTTCAAAGAGTAAATACTATCTTCTTTATATACGACAAGCTCGTTACCTAACTGCAAGGCATTCAAGACATGTCCCTTAGTACCCGTTAGTGAAGTCTCTGCCGACTCACTAGCTGTGCTAGCAGTGTTCCAAGTGTCTGCACCGTTGGTACTAGCACCGGCAGGGATTGCATCACTCCATCGGATAGTAAATGGTTTATCCGCACCACTGTCCGTAAGGTTCAAAGCTACCAGATGATTTCTAAATGGTACAATGGTTTTACAGCGTAGCGTAGAAGGCCAATTAACAAGATCAGTAAACTGTGAACCGCTCTGTACGAAGCTTTGTGGAACGTCAAGACCGTTTGTACAAACAAGGACACCACCTAGTACGCCACCCTGCCAGTTGTTAGTAGTACCTGCTAGTGTGGTATATGCACCAGACGATCTGGTAACAGAACTATGCGTAGTACCGCTGACTTTATAAAGATTAGTTAGTCCGCCGTATATCCACAAGTCTGTTGAACCCTGTAGCCAGCTAATAGCCCAATAGGGAGCAGCAGTGGGAGTGCCTAGTACTTGAGAATGCCCTAGAATTTTACCAGCCTTGCCATCTAGGAAACGCACATTGACCCCATCGTTGAAAAACGTAGGGGGCATGTCATAAGGAGACAGATCTTTATTAACAGAAAAACGCCCTTGTCCAGAAGCTGCTATGTCAAAAACTTGCTTAGCCATTCCCAGTATCCGTCTCTTTTTCCCAGACGGTAGAGTCAAATTCTTCAAGGGCTAGTAATCTAAACCCATCTTCGGTAAGAAGATTACCCCCAGTTTCCTGAATAATACAAAAATCATCTACAACCCAATTAGTAGGCATTATGCACCTCTGCGTATAAGAGAACCAGGATCGCCTTGAACGGTAGTTGTCATAACCGTACCACCGTATCGAGCAGCCTCTTCTGCTTGCTTAACATCAACCACAGTTTTCTCAAACACAGCACCAAACCTGTTTGTCTGCTCTGTGTCGTTCAAGTAGATAGCTCCTTCCAGACAAGCCCCGAACAAATACAAACTAGGGTACTGTGAAAAAACATCGTTAGTAGCTACGTTATCAGAAAGAGGACGAAGCTGAGAAAAGTAATTTATATTAATATCGTATGCTGCATCAGGAGTAGGAATAAGTTTAACGTTGTTGCCTAAGTTTGTATATCCCCTAGGGCGTCCGCTAACTACCGTACCATAAGCTCTACTAGCAGACTCAGGAGATAGGTAGCTTAGGGCAAAACTCTGTGAGTTACTATCGTATGTAATATTACGAAGCTCTATCATATCTGATGGTAGATCATAGAAAGCTGTACCAGCAGCAGTAGTGGTCTGCGCCCGTACCATATTAGCACGTACCCTAAGCTCTCTGTTCAAGCGGTTCTCGGTTAACGTAATAAACGTAGGAATAATATCTGTAAGATCATCTCTGTTAAGATAGCTTGCTATAGTAGTCCGAAGCTCTGAGTACGTTGATAATGCCATTACAGTTGGCTTTCATGTGTACGAAGAAAACGATTTTCAGGATCATTCAAAAGCTGTTTGATCTTGGGCCAATCGTTTTTATTATAAATATCGATGCCAAGCTCACGCTTCCATTTTTCAATGACAACCAACGGAATGCTGGCAACTTTACGCATACCGTTGCTCGACTGTGTTCCGTACATAGAGTCATTGTTAAGTTCTTTTTTGTTAAGCTCTAGTAGAGGAGCTACGTCTTGTACGCTTTCTAGGATAACATTGTCAGTGCTGTGGTCGTAATTGAATTTAGTTTTAACTGGATCGTTCATAAGATGCCTCTTAGTTAGAACGGGGGAGAGCAGAATACCCTCCCCCTTAGTCCTAGCCTTACGACAGATCGTAGACTGCGCCAAGAGCTTTCTCGTTTTTAACAACGAGGGTATGCTCAGCAATGATCGCACGCTGTTCGCCGTCAGACGTACTAGCAACTTCCCGCTGCATGAACGGACGAAGATAAGCAATTGCATAGTACTCAGGGTCAAGCATCCAAACATCCCGGCTACGCTGGAAACGGTTAGGAACAACGGCCATTTCACCGAAGTCACTAACGTACACGTCCATGCCACCAATGATGCGCTGATCATTAGCTTCTATGCGGTTAGACGAGCCACCCGCAGCACCAACGCCAACAAAGCTAGAGAACGTCTGCTTCTGCGACGGAGACATCATCAGATACTTAATGTCAGCACCGTTGTCAAACGCAGTAAGGATAGACGCCTTCAACAACGTTTCGGTAAACGTGCGAGCCGTACCATCGGTACGAGCCACACCATTACCAGCACCTGAACCACCAGTACCAGCACTCACATTGGTCGATACCCAAGAGGTAAGCGAACCAAGCTTACGAACAGTAGTGTCCGCAGCCATCGCCGTCTTGCTCTGGTTAACGCCAACATACGCACGTTCCATATCACGCTTAAGTTCTTTAGCGCGTTTGGACATCTGGTAAGCAAGCTCTTCTTTACGACCAGCTTTAGAAACAGCATCCAGAGTCCCAGAGACGAGCGTCGTCTTCAGGCTGATCTGGCAGATGTTACCAATGCGAGTCGTAGGAGTCGGCTCAGCGGCAGTAAGAGTTACACCTTCTTCATGGTGGTTATTAGCAGCGGCTGCAAGAGCATCCGTCTGCCATTCGTGGTTAACCGCGACCGCATCTTCGCGTCCGCCCATAGACATAAAGGGCGTATCGGTCGGGGAGATATCGTAGATAACATTCTCAAGGTCTTCACGAAGACCCTTTGCTGAGAACGTAACAAACACACCGGCTGGCTGTGCCATAGTTTAGTTCCTTCTAAGGTTAAGAGATAAAGTCCAGAAAAACATTTGCAGCATCACGTTGGTTACCTGTTTTTGACAACTTCTCTCGTTTAGCCTGAACTGTCCGACGAGAGCGTTGAGCTTTTGTCTGGGGCGTTCCGGCTTTGACGACTTTAGGAGCAGTTTTAGATTTCTTAACTGGTGCTTTGGAAACCTTATCCTGCATCATAGCTTTATGCAGTACTAAGATTACACGGTGGTCAGCTATTCCATCAATATCCTGTGGAGAAAATCCTAAGTTAAGGGCGTAGTTTCGTACTTCGTCCTTAAAAGTAGAACCTGGTTCAGTATATTCGGGCAGGGCTTTAGAGAGAAGTTCAGCTTCTTTCTGAAGTTTCTCCTGTAGCATCTGTCCCATATCTGTTTCATTCTGCTGCTGAACGC